AATAAGCATATTGTCCTGCCGCAATACTTGTATCAGTACCAGTAACAAGTAACTTTAGAGCTGTAGCATGACCTGTGGTATTAAGTTCAGCAAGAGACATAGAATGTTTCTCACTTGTGTAGGCACCATCTGAACTCTCCTCAAATTGCCAACGATCTACTGTAGTATATCCACCAGTAGTTGCAGTTGCCGTAGTTGCTCTCTGCCAAACTTGCATCCCACCATTAATTATCATGTTCCTGTTACTCAATGGTGTGGATGGAACAATGTCACCTGAGACTGTAGTAGTGCCAGTAAAGGTAGGACTAGCCAATGGTGCTTTCAATGCTAATTCATCACCTGAACTAACGTAGTCTGCTAATATTCTAGCTTTTGTCATGTGTTACTCCTCTACTGAAAGTGCTTTAAGTTCGTCTGTAGTTTTACAAGTATCTACATCCTTTGTAATATCCCTTAGTCTCTGCTTCTCTGCCACTATTGCACTTGTGTCTGCACCAGATTCCTGAGCTTTCATAAATTTAACATCTTCTGCTTCAAGAAGTGGTTTACGTTCAAATCTTAAACGATTTTTTGTAATTTCTTTTGCTTTAGTTAGGTTTATTGTAATCATGCTCCCACTCCATCTGTAAGTTCTGCTTCATCCACTTCCCAAGCATCTCTGAATGTATCGTCACTAGGAATTACTGAATTTTCAACAATTTTAAATTTCAATCCAGTATCTACAATTTTTTGTCCCAGTTCTTCCATTGTGCCTGACCATTCTTTAGAAGGTGAAACAACTACAACTCCACCTTCTGGTGTTTTATATATAATTCGCATTTTAATCTCCAAATACCATTACACAGTATCTACCCGGACTTACCCAAGCACCCGCTTGGGAATCTGCGGAAACTACTTGTAAGGATGTTGTTTTTATTTCACCTATAGTGTACGCATTAAAAACAGTGTACCAAGATGTATAAGTACCACTGTTTGCGAAACAATAATCAGTTGATTTCATTGGATTTATATAATGAATCTTGTAATAACCAAGACCATGATTTGTAACAGTCGTAATATTAAATGAATCATACACCTCATAAGATTCATCAGATCGACCATCAAAAATAACCCAAGCTTTTGCAGTATCTAGTGATCTACCAACAACCTTAGATTTGGTATGACTTGTTCCAACTATTCCACTCATGGTTTCTCCTATGCAAATTCCTGTTCAATATAACTCATATAAATATCATGATTATCGGATCCACACTCTACTTTTATAAGATCAGTTTCTACCAAAACAATTTTATCATTCCAAACAAATGTACTATTGCCGGGTAAAGAAGAAGGCCCATTATATACAGTACATTGTCCTGAACCATCGGGAGCAATATGGATATTACAAGTAGCGGCTGTTCCTGAAATATTAGAAACTGCTATTGATAAAACAGTAACAATCATATCAGTACCAACTGTTAGTAATGTAGTTGTTACATTATTTAATCCATTGAATTGAACTCTCCGTAGAACTTCTGATCCTATCCCTGATGGGCCTGTATCACTTGGATTTGCCATATTATCCTCCTAAAACCATTGCTTGATGTGTACTACTTTGCATAAATGCTCCTTTGACTTTCAAATTTCCTGTAATTGTTATAGTATCTGATGCAGTTGCACCAGTTGAAGATACACCATCTATTCCTGAAGCATCAACGTATGCTTTAATAGACTCAGATGAAGAAAGGGTAGTTGCAGATGCTCCACTCATAGTATCACTATCAAGAATTGCTGATCCTGAGACACCTGTGTTAATTACTGGAGATGTAATTGTTGCACCATCAATAGTTCCACCATTAATATCTGCGGTATTAGCTATGAGTCCTGCCGCACATGTAACTGCACCACTAAAGGTTCCACCTGAACCTGCACTAACTGTATCAGATACAGTAAAGCTCTTATAAGCTACCACAGTTAGCTCGTCATTAAGTACAGCAGCAACAGTAAGAATTATTGAAGTACCATTTTGGGCTACATAATCATGTGTTGCTCCACTTGGAACTGTCTCCTTCAGTAATACTCCATTCAAAAATACTAAGGTATTTGAAGCAGTATATGATAAATTACCACCAATATCCGCAGTTCCAGTATAAGTTCTACTAGATACTTGTCCAGAAGTTGTTACAAACTTGTATTCCGACATTGAAACTGTACTTGCAGATGTTGCATTAATCCAGTTTCCACCATCATATACCTTCATTCCATTAGTAGATGAATTGAAATATAACATACCAGAGGCAAGTGCATCACCATCATTGTCTTGAGTTGGATCGGATGTGAAAACACCAAGATACCTGTCATCAAAAGAATCATAACTTGTTGCCGCATTTGCAGCACTTGTGGCTGCAGCACTTGCAGAAGCTGCTGAATTACTTGCATACTTTCTTGCAGAATATAAACCTGAAGTAACTTCTGTGGCTTCTACAAATGAACCTCCACCTAAAGCCCATTGTTTTGCTGAACCATTAGCTTTATGGGAAGATACTCCAACAGCCCACTCTTTAGCTGATGCATCTTCTGCAGTTGTAGTAGGAGTTGTAGCTAATTGCGCCCAGTTCTTAGCTGATCCTCCAGCAGCAAGTGTAGAACCTTGTGCGTATTCCTTTGAGGAATAAGTTGTATCTACTGCTTCACCAGTTGTTGTAGCCCACTCTTTTGCTGATCCAGTTGACGGAGCATGCGTTCCTACTACAGAAGCATGCGCTTTTGCAGAGTGACCTAAATCACCACCAGTTCTGGCATTATCAGTATATACTTTTACTTGTCCATCTGCTTTCTGCGCCCAATCTCCTGCTTCTAGTTTGTAGTCCTCAGTATCTTCTTTGTATGCAAGTGTAGTATCTCTGTATCCAGTAATAGTTGTATCGTGGACTTCAAGCTGACCTATATTTACTGCATCATTATCTGCAACTCCATCGGCAACCTGTGTAATCTTTTTTCTAGTTGTGGTTCCCGGCTGGTATGCTTTATATGTACCTGAACCAGTATCATACTCAAGTGCATTTCCAGCAGTTTCAATAGCCTGTTGAGCCATGTGGAATACATTGGCAGACGAGTTGTCAAGGTCTTGTTCTGTTAGAATAGAAGAGTTACTAAAGTCAACAGCAGGAGAACTTTGGTCTTGTACCTCTCTTCTAACTTCAATAATTGCACCAGCCTCAAAGCTTACTGCTGCTCCACCACCTGATCCATAGAGAGAAGTAGCGAGAATAGCAGTTTTATTTAGTATTATCTTTTGATTGGCAGTATCTATAGTCCATACTGTATCTGAAGTACTACCAGACCAAGTTTGACTTGTTTGACCATTAAGTATACTATTATCTACATCACCAGTCTCTAGAAAGTTCTTACCTCCTGCATATAGTGAGTCCGAAGTCCTATATATTCTAGTACCATCTATAAATACCTTAAATATATCTCCAGCAGTACTCTTGTAAGAGTCACTAGTAGATGCAACAAATCCTAGTGAGGAGTAGTTTACTTCTAGTAAGTCGGAACCTGTGCCTGAAAGAGCTTCTCCTCCTGAAGCAGACCAAGGGTTGTAAATTACACTAGTTAGTGTTAGGTCTATAGCCATATTGTTTCTATATTATTGAGTTTAATCCGTAAATGTCCATATTAGAGTTCCATACCCATTCCTACCTTCATTTTTTCTTCGTTTGACTTCTGCCAATTTTTGTATAAAGCTTTATCTTCTGATAGTAATGTTATTCTAGCATGTTCTTTATAAGCATTAATTACTTTATTGACTGTCTTTTGTTGAACGGAAGGATAATCTTCATGATATATCCTATCTTCATCAAAGTCATACTCTGGAAGATCCATTAGTTCCTCTATCTGATCCATTAGTGTTAGACCATCTATTTTAAGTGACCCAGTTAGTTCTGTTAGTCTGGAGTACTGTTTGGAGGATAGGTCAACTTGTCCTAGTTTTTTACTGACTCCTTGTATATTCGGGCCAAACCTAAGTAGTTCCTCCATGTACTTACTAGGTTCTTCTTTTGTATTGTCTAATCCAAAGTTACTTCCATTAGGTAGTAACATAGGTTTCCCAGTTAGCCAGTTGTGTTTAACTGCATCATACCCTTCTGATGGAGGCAGTTTCTTCATCATCTTATCCTGCCAACTTATGGCTTCTCTAAAGGAGTATGCTCCTGACTGTTCATCTGCCAATCCACTTAACCTGTGTACCTGATTAATACCTGCTGGAATTAGGTTTGCTCCAAAGGAACCTAGAATATCTGCTGGAGTTGCTCCACCATCTGAATCCATAGCAGTATCAAAGCCATCCATGAATCCTTTTAGTCCTCTAAGCCAAGTTCTATCAATTAGAGTTCTTGCAGAGGCAGCCACAAATACACCAATAGCATCCTGTAAATCGTCTGGATGGTTATTGAACCTATATAAGTTCTCATGTAGTGTAGCCACGTATATAAAAGGCATCATAAGTGGCTCTAACCTATCATACTTATACCAAGTATCTCCAAATTTCATGTGGTAAGGTCTAAATCCTGCGGCTCTCCATAGTTTATTCTTCTGGTAGTCTAGTGGGCCTGAACCAGTAATATTTCCAGACATAGAGTATCCTAATGCTGTACCAAATATTCCTGTACCGATTATAGTATTACCTATAACTTCTGCTTTCTCATCTGGATTACCAGAAGTCCACATCCGTCTAGTTCTTTTACTCATAAAGTTAGCTACAGGAGTCCTTTGTATAGCTCTACTTAGTAAGTTAGCAGGAGTTCTTACAAACGGCATTATTATCCCTAACTCTGGTGTCTTACCTATTGCTAAATGGAGGTTGTTTATCATTCCCTTTTCTAAGTCTTCTTGGAATGTGGCTCGTCTTGAGTAGTCAAGTAGCTCCCTATCAACTGCTTCACCAGCATCATCGTAGAACATGTCTAGGTGTTTCTTTACAAACTCCTTCTTCTCTGCCCTACTAAGACCTTCAGGCATATTCTTTGTTATTTTAGATAGGGCTTTACCATTGTAGGTTAGTGTCTTGAACCACTCGTCTTGTGCTCCTAGTACTCTTAGTGATGCACGACCTACTTTACCCGCAGTATTAACCATAAGTGGAACCCAATTTTGGGGATGCCAGTACCCTGCATTAACTGCTTTATTCATCTGCATGTAGAAACCTGCACCTATCTCACCATTTAGTGCTTCAGACTTTGTACGCAAAGGATCTAATAGGTTACGCTCGTGTATAAGAGAGTCCATTCCAGCACGGGTTGCTCTTTTCATACTCATGACCATGTTTGCTACAAACCCTAACTCCTCTTTTATCCCCCTCAGGTTAAAGGTAGCCATGTGTCCTATGGTTCTAGATAGAGGGATCATCATAGTTTCCATAGTATTACCTAGAAAGTTGGTAGTCATTGTCTTTAGATTCATTAGCAACAACCCTCGATACATTTCTAGCATAGCCTTCCGACCTTGAAAACTAGCTGTTAAACCTTTTCTTAGTGCAATACTTCTTTCTGTAGCATTCGTTGCCATTCCCATAGCACTACGTAAAGTTTCCAGTAGTTCTTGGTTCATACCTCTATTTTTCATCTGCTTTTTTATGAACGCATTACGTGCTATAACGTCTTTTGGACTAAGGTCTACATCTGCTTTAGGAACGTATGTACCATCTTTGGCTTGCTTTAAGTATTTCTTGTCCATCATTATTCTTCGTTGGGCAAGTGCTCTAGCTATTCCTCTAGGCATCTCTGTAAAGGCGTTCCACAAGTTATTGATTACCTCCAACTGTCTTGTGGCTT